TGGGGGCTGGATGGCAGAGGGTAGCCGAGGCGGATGCCGAGGGCGTTCCATGCGGCCATCATGGTGTCCAAGCGCCGGAGGGCAGATTGCATTTGCTCTGGCCCGAGGTCAAAGGCGTAGGAGGCCAGTCCGATCTCGTCGAAGGCCTGCTCGATAAATTGGCGCTTGGTCCATCCCATTGTCATTCTCCAGTTGGCGCGGACAGTCTGTCCTGGATCAATTGTCCCAGCTTTTTGTCCTTTGTGCGACCGTCGAAGCGGATGCCGAGTTCTGTGGCCTTGGCCTCCAGCTCTGCGCGGGTGGGGGCTGCGTCGTCTTCTGGGGCTGTGTCCACGACTTGCACGGCCTGGGCTTCTGCCTGGGCTGCTGCTGCGGCTTGTTCGGCCAGCAGGCGGTGGTTGATGCCGTCGATGGGCTTGGAGGGCTTGCGCACCTTTACTGGCTTTTTGCCCTTGCGGTGTTTGGGCATGAAGATGTTGTCTTGCATCACTTGGCCTTCTTCTTCATGGGCTTGGATGTCTTGGCGGCTGCTTTGAAATCTGCGGCTGTGGGTGCGCCTTTGGCACCGGGTTTGCGCATCTTTTCTTTGCTGCCTGCTTCAATGCGTTCGCGCTTGGCGTTGATGTTGGCGTAGAGACCGGGCTTCATTTCATGGCCTTCTTGGGTGCTTTGCTTGGCTTGCCTGCTGCCTTGGCTGCTTTCTCTGCTGTGCTGAGTGCGATGGCCACGGCTTGCTTCATGGGCTTGCCTGCTTTCTTTTCCATCTTGATGTTCTTGCCGATGGACTTGCTCGAATAACCTTTGGTCAATGGCATGGGGTTCTCCTATTGCAAAAAGGGGGGCCGAAGCCCCCCAGTTTTTTGGCCAGATTACTGGTTGAACAACAAGATGCCGGACATCTCGGGGTTCTTGTTGACCACGCCGAACAAAGTGTCCATACGGTACTTGATGGTCATGCTGTCGATGTCGTAGAACTTCTGCAAGACCAACTCGATGCCCTGGTCGGTGGTGGCACGCATCACTGCGACGCCAGCGTCCGAAGGCACTGCGTAACGGCCAGGCAAGATTTCCAACGAATCACGCTGCCAGAACACGTTCACCGAGGCGGCGTTCACGTTCAGGAAGGTGATGGCGGCGGTGTTAGAGGCGGTAGCCACTTCCACGTTCTTGTACTGCAACTGAGCGTCGGTTGGGGACACGCCCTGAGCGCCGATGATCGGAGGAGTGATCACCAGGGTAGTGCCACCGGCTGGAACGCTCACGACACGGAAGGTCTTGAGCTGGCCTGTGGACTGCTTGGTGATGTGGTGCACGGCGAACACGCCAGCGATTGTGAAGGCATCGCCAGCACTCACGTTGGTCGAAGAAGTCACGGTGACGGTCTGGAAGCGGTTGTCCACGTTGATCTGGCCGCCCACGGATGTGGAGGTGGCCTGAGGCGTGTAGTTCGCTTGTGTGCCTGCGCCATCGGTGTCGATGGTGATAGCACCGCCGCCAGCTGCTGCTGTTTGACGGTTTGCGTAGTCCATCTTGTAGGTGTCGAAGCCTGCGACCATGCCAACGTAGCTGCGCTCGTAGGCTTTGTCGGACTTCTGGTTGCCGAAACTGCGAGCAGTGCCGACCAGGTTGCCAGCCAAGCCGTTGTAGTCGCGGCTGGACAGGGCCATGAAGCGGTCGTAGTCAGGCACGCCTTGCTCGTTCATGATGGCGTCGCACAGGGCCACGTCGTCATAGTCACCGGCAGCGGCTGCGATTGGCACAACCAACGAACCCAGGCCAGCGGCAGAGTTCATGATGGCGATGTTGATGTCGCTGGCCAGCTTTTGCTTGGCGGACTCACCGAGGCGGCCTTCTTGCAAAGCGTCGCGCAGTTCGAGGGTGGTCATTTCCCAAGGCACGGTCTTGCTGAAGCCCAGAGTGGCGGGTACGGCCAACTGTGTCATGCCCTGATAGCCAGGGATCGCAGTACCGGGGGTGCTGTTGATCGACTGAGCGATGTAGGGCTGTGGACGCCAGATGGTGTTGTTGGCGCGTTCCATCATTGTCTGATCTGTGCTGTAGATGTTGACGTGACGGGACAGGACCAGCGCGTCCTGGAAGCCTTCGAGGAGGTCTTCAAAGGCAACGCGCTCTTCTTTCGAGAAACTATTGGACATGGTATTTCCTTAAAAAATCATTTGGATGAAGCTGCTCGTTTCTGCGACTTGTACTGAATGACCTTGGTCATGTTGCCAGTACGGGCAGCTTCTTCGCGCAGCCGTTCGAGGGTTGAGTCCACCGCCCCAGAGACTCGGCCAGTTCCTGACACGATTCTTTCGGGCGGCGGGGCTGCCTTGCGGTTGGTAACTTTCAAGTCTTTCTCCAGTTTCGCTACCGCAAAGGCAAACTTTACGGGGTCTTTGATGGCGGCCAGTTCCTGCGCCTTCTTGGGGTTTTTTCCGAGTGCGTAGACGACGAGGGCGGGATTGTCCGCACCTTGCAGCATGACGCCTTGCTGGGTGACGTTGAACAGCTCCTGGGCCACGGCCTCGGCGTCGTCAAAGTCTTTGACTCGCAGCTCGGCTTTCGCCTTGCCGTAGCCATCCAGTTTGGCTTGCCAGGCTTTCTGCTGATTCATAACTTCAGCTTCTTGCTTGGCGTTGGCTTCGTCGGCTTTGCGCTTTCGCTCAAACCAATTGGCCAGTGCTTCCTCAAACTTGTCGGCGTCGTAATCGTGATCTTCCAACTTAGGCTTTGCCCCCAGCACGACCGGCTTGGTCTCAGTCTGTGCGGTGGTTTGCAACTTGGTTTGGAGTTCGCGGTTTTGGCGCTGGAGTTCTCGGTTCGTCTTGCGTAGTTCTCGGACCCATTCGGGTGCGTGTGCTGGTTCTTCGGGAGGCGGCGCTTCCTCACCAATGGAGACTACAACCTCGTCGGATTCGGCCTCGTCATCTTGGGCTTGGGCCTGCTCACCGTCGGCTTGCGCCTCGGGCTGCTCGGTGGCCTCGTCCTCGATGACTGCGGTGTCGTCGTTCGTGGTGTCGTCGTCCTGTTCTGCCTGTGTGTTCATCGTTGACCCTGTGAAACTCACCCATTAAAACGGCTGGGTGGAAACCGTATGTGTGCAATTGTCACCCAATTGTGGGCTGATTGACAACTGGCTGTGTTTGTTGTTGGACAAAGCCGCCGATTTGTTCCGCCAGGTTCAGTGCGTGGTCTTGAGAATCCATGTCCACGTTGCTGAGGGTTTCGACGGTTTTGGCCCGGCTGAGTTCTGCGTCTGCGATGGTTTTGACGGTGGTGGCTCGGGCCTGGGCTGCTTTGGCTGTGGCTTCCTCGGCTGCGGCCTGCAAGTACATCGCGTTGGGGTCTTGCGGCTGGCCTTGCATCTCGGCCATGAGTTCTTGGGCCTCGTCGTCGGTAGGCTTGACCACGCCCATGCGCAGGAGCTTCTTGCGGAAGTAGGCATTGGCGTCGCTGATGCCCTCGCCTTCCATGTTCATCATGGCCATGGCCGTGATCACTTGCTGGGTCTCTGGATCTGCTGTGATCTGGAGCATCCCGGTCAGGGCGCGGACTGTGGCCTCGCGCTTGCTGGTGCTGGATGGGCCGACCTCGGCAACGACGTCAAAGGTGGCCGCGCTGAGGTCGTTTTCCATGACGACTTCGCCAGTCTGCTGGTCGATGCTGGGCTGCATGAGCTCAACCATACCGGCTTGGCCATCTGGAGCGATGGTTTTCATCTTGCGCTTGTCTTCGATGTAGACCTCTTTGGCCATGGAGAGCCAGATCTCGCCGCAGCGCTTCATGCCCTTGGCGAAGTTGCTCATGTAGATGAAGGCCTGCATGTCCACCCGAGTCTGGATCATCTCCACGGCTTTGCCTGACATTCCGCTGACCATCTTGTCGGCCCCGGCTGGGTTGCCCAGGATGTCTTGCATGTCGGTCTCGGTGATTTGCAAGAGCGCGGCCATGGCCGGTGGGATGTTGGGGGCGCGGGTGTAAGCCACCGGGCCGCTGACCGCCTGGTTGCCGTTCTGGTCGGTGATCGGGTTGATGAGCAGATACGGGTAGTCTTTGAGGTTGTCCTCTGACCACATGACCTGGTGGCCTGCGACCTGCTCGGGGGTCAGGATGGGCTTTTCCACCGATGACAGTGCGCTGATCTCGCCCAGCTTGGAGAGCTGCATATTCTTGAGGCGCTGGGCGTCTTTGGCCAGACGAACGTGGCCCATGCAGCGCTCGATGTTGTCGACAAACCAGCGCTTGCCGTACACGACCACGATGGGAATGCACTTGCCTGCGATGTAGCCTGCATCCTCCAAGACCCTGCCGCCGGACATGATGTATTTGCGCACGCGCTTGCGCTTGACTCGCTTCTGGCGGATCTCGACCGTGCCGATGGCCGCGAGGGTTTCTTCCAAGGTCTCATCGTTGGCAAAGTCTTGCTGGGTGTAGCGCTCTTCTTCGCCTGCGATGTTCTGGAAGATGCGGATGGTCTCGGTCTTTTCCTCGACCTTGTAGTACTCAGCGACATACACGACGTCAGGGGTGCACCAGTCAAATTCGTACTGGTGGATGATCTTGGGCCAGTCGGTTGGGTCGTCGCCCCAGGTGTCTTTGTAAGCCTGGCGGGTCATGCTGGTGACGACGTAGCAATACTTGGCGTCGGACTTGTCCTGGCGCTTGGCCCCGAGGTCGAAGAACACCGAGCTGTCAGCGTCGAAGATGGGCTCGATCCTGATGCGTTGGCGGTCGTCCTCGTCGTTCTCCTCGTCTTCGTAGACTGTGCGCAAACGCCATGCGCCGATGCCGCCGCCGACTGCTTCCTCGAAGGCGTTGTCGTAGGCCTCATCTGCGACGGATGCCTGCTCGTCTGCACGATACAGACCGTCACAAACCTCGGCCAGCTTGTCGTTTTCCTGGCCATCCTTGGACACGTAGTCCACCGTGATGCGGTTGTTGCGGTACTCGTTGATGATGCGAATCACCGAGAGCATGATCTTGTTGACCTCGAACTTGGGCTTGTTCTCGTACAAGTCCCAGAGTGGGCCTTCCCACTGGCTGCCTGCCAGGGAGTAAAAGCGCCGGTCTTGGAGGCATTGCAGGCGCTCGTCGCGGAGGGCTGTTTGTACGTCATCAAACTGCGCCAGGGCTTCTGAGTGCAGGTTGGCAAGGCGTTGGTCGTTGCTCATTCGGGCCATGGGGATTTCCTCAATTTGTGCGATTGTCTCACCACTTCTTCACATTGGCGATAGGGGTGAAGGTAGCGGGTTTGGATGCACCGGCCCGGCGGACTGCTTCGCAGGCGTAGCGCAAGGCATCGATCACGTGGTTTTTCTTGTCCTCCAGGACTGGCAGGATCTTGCCCGTGAGGGGGTCGGTCTTGTAGCTGTAGAGGGTGAGCTCGTCGATGGTGTGGATGCAGCGGGGGTGGACAACGATGTCGTAGTTCTTGAGAAACTCGATGCCTTCCTCCACTGATCTTGGCCCTTTGACTGCGGTCATGATCTTGGGGAAGCCGTTGCGCTTCATGTGGCTGATGGTCTCTGGCCTGGCGGAGTCGGCCACGATGGGCCATTTCTCGGCCTCGGGCACGGTCATAAATAGTTCTGGGGTGTTCACGATCTCGCAGCCGACCATGTAGGCCTCGTAATCGATGTAGAGGGTGCGGCCAATGATGTGGCAGCGCACCAAGGTAGTGGGGTCGATGGAGAAACCCCAGTCGGCGCCGAGCCGGTGGATGGCGTCTGGTGGTGCGTCGAAGTCCTCGACCCGCCAGTTCTTGAACACACGGGTGTTGCTGTTGGTCAGGTAGCCGCCCATCCAGACGTGCTGGTATTTGTCTGGATCGCGCCTCTTGTCGTATTCCATTTCGTCTTTGAGGACGCTGGGAAACCACGGATTGTCGGTGAAGTTGACCTTCAAGACCTGGGCGTCTTTGGGTGGCGTTGGGCCACGGAGCAGGTGGTCGACCGGGTCGGAGTGCAGGCGCGGGTTCCAGGTAAACCAGAGCTCGGACTCGGGCTTTCGTATAGTTGGCCGGAGCAGGTCGAGGCTGGTTTGGCTGAGGCTTTGTGCTTCCTCGACCCAGGCGCAGTCGTAGCCCTCCAGCGACTTGATGCTGTCGGCGGTGTGGTTTTGCATACCCTGGAAGATGATCGCCCCGTCGCCTTTGCGAGACTTGATGACGGCATCCTGCACCTCGAAGTAAGCCCCGGCATTCATGGCCTCGATCTTGGTTTCGAGCAGGCGCTTGACGGACTGGTTCAGCGACTTCTGGATCTCGCGCACGCAAACCGAGCGCCGCTTCTGGTCCATGATATGAGCCTCGATCATGAGCTCGGCAAACATGTGGGATTTGCCGGAGCCTCGGCCACCCCATGCGCCTTTGTAGCGGCTGGGGTCCAGAAGGGGCAAGGCCCATTCTGGGGTGGGGAGTTGCAAGACCTTACCCATTCTTGACGATCACCCGTTCGATCTTGGCGAACTCCAAGGGAGCGCCGTCGGCCCCGGTGAGTTCGTGCTTCTGAGTTTCTGCCCAGCGCATTTGAGTCTTGCTCCACCAGATGGCCGCAGTGGTGTCGCCTGCCATAACCTTCTGAAATAGGGTTTTCCCCACCTGGGCGTTGGCTTTGGCTTTGCCTGATTGCAGCTCGGTGGCGAAGTGCTTGCGCAGGGTATCGGTGTCGATGCCCTCGCGGATCAGGACTGCGATCTGCTCGATTGGGAGGCCGTAGCCGCTGAGGGCTTCGACCTGTTTGCGCTCTGGATCTGTGGGCTCGAAGGCCTTGCGGCCTGAGCCTTCCCGAGCGCCGCCGTGGGTCTGTTGCTTTTTTACAACCGATTTTTCAAGTTTTGCCATGGTCACATCTCCTGGACTGTGTTGGTGTAGCGGGACAAGAGCCTGGGCTTGCGATGCTGCTCGTCGAGGATCATGGGGACTGCGTGAGTCCATGATATTGAATGATGGATTCTCCGATCATCACGACCCATTTCGGCAATGCTGACGCATGAAGGAGCGTAGAGAACGCTGTAAAAACTCTTGACGTAGGTTCCGAGGTCGAGGTAGATCTCGGTCAAGCCGCCAGCGTTTGCTTGAGTTTCCTTCTGCCAAAGGCGAAGCCTCGGGACGGTCACAAAAAGATGGCCACGGCGACCCCATTCGACGTACATGTTGACGTCCTCGTTGATGCGCCCCATGAACTTGACGGGCCGGTCAACTCGAAACAAAAAGGAGTTCATGACCTTGCGGCTGAATTTCCCCTTCTTGATGTGCTTGACGAAAGTGCCTTCGCCGCCACCGATGAAGTCGCCGCCCTGGGACATGGCCACGGAGTGTGCGCCGGATTCGTCCATGAAGTCGCAGAGGGCAAAGAGGAGGTCATCGAGCTTCTTGGTGTAGATGTCTTTCGTGATGTATTCGTCGTCGTTGTCTGTGGCATAGCCAAAATAACTGTAATCGTCATCAAGCTGCCAGAAGTGGGTGAGCCCGAGATCGGCTGCAATCTTGAAGTTTTGATTGCGAGCGTAGACGACGCTGTTGCGCTTCTTGAGGTTGTCGCCGCTGTCGGTGTTGTCGATGGCCTCTTGCTTGTTGAAAACGATCACGGAGTCGAGGCCGTAGAGCGCCAGGTATTGCTTGATCTGTTTGTCCTCGTCATCGCAGACGAGGTAGATCTCACCGGTGTATCCGTGTTTGCGGAGGGCTTCGTAGGTGTAGACGCAGTTCGCCCTGCCGTGAGTGAGGATGAAAACTGCGAAGCGCCGTTCTTCGGTGGTCATTGGTCGCCGCCCTTCTCGCTGGCGTAGATCTTCCCCATGGCCTGGGAGAGCTTGACGTAACCGCCCGAGATGGCTTTGTCGAAGTCGATGATGACGAGGGCGCTTTCTTCCATGAGCTGCTGCGTGTCTGGGTCTGCGTGGGCGTAGAACTCTGCGATCTGCTCAAAGTCGAAGCGGATGTGCCTGGTGGCCGCCAGCAACAAAAACTCTTTGACCTCTGGCGCCAGGTCGTTGTTTTGGTGGATCTGGGCTGTCAGCTGGGTGTACTTGGCCGGATCGTAGAGGGCTGCTGTAGGTGGGCAGTCGCCGGTGGGTTGGTAGATGGGAGCGTCGATCTTCTTGGTGTATTTGCTGGTGTCGGCATCATCGTCTGGGTCTTTTGGCATGAGGGCTGCGATTTCGTCTTTGCTGAAACCGATCAAGTCCATGCCGAAGCCGAGGCCTTGCAGCTCTGTGAGCTCGAGCGCGAGCATTTGCTCATCCCAGCCTGCGTTCATGGCCAGCTTGTTGTCGGCAATGACGTAGGCGCGTTTCTTGGCATCGCTCCAGCCTTTGGCCACCATGACAGGGACTTCGGTCATCTTTAGGCGTTGGGCTGCGAGGGTGCGACCGTGGCCGGCAATGATGCTGCCGTCCTCATCCACCAGAACAGGGGTGGTCCAGCCCCACTCTTTGATGCTGGCTGCCAGCTGGCTGATCTGTTCGTCGGAGTGGGTGCGGCTGTTGCGTGCGTAGGGCGTGAGTTTGTCGATGCTCCAGCGTTCAACCTTGTCAGCGGGATTGTGGGTTTTTGTGGTCATGCTGCATTGTCCTTCATGTTTTGGATTCGCGCCAGCTTCATGGCATCTTTGAGGTCGAGGCGGAGTTGCTCGTTTGCTGCCTGCTCGTCTTGAAGTCTGATGTAGACCTCGGTGGCGAACTTGGCCAAGGTGTCGTGTTGCCAGGTTGCAAAGTTGGGGGTTTCTCTTTGTTTGGTCATTTGAATCTGCCTGTGGATAACTTTTTTGATGGTTGGCTGGGTTGGTTGGTGTCAGTTCGCGCTGCATCGGTCGGTAACAGGTAACCCCATCTAAAGATGGGGGTTACCGAAAGTTACCGAAAACCGCTGTTTTTGCCCCTGGTAACAATTACGTTTTTTTACGTTACAGTTACCAGTTACCGCAATACTGCCTGTGGATAACTTGTGGATAACTTTGCTCATGGCATTGATTTCCGGATCAGCATTGCGCTGGCCTGAACTTGGTCGATGACGATCCAGCCATGTTCAAAGGCCTCGATGATTTGTGCTGTGAGCAGGTCTGCGATGGGTTTTCCTGGCACGCTTGGCTTGATGTATTGCTTGGCTGAGGCTTCGCTGACGTCCAGCTTTTGCACGAAATAGTCCATGATGGCCGACCGGCTGATATAGGGTAAACCATTACGTTCTTCAGCACCTGATGACCACCAAGCGTTTTCAAAGGTCTTGCGATGGGTGTCCAGCTTGCTGTCTTTTCTGTCGGCTTTGACTGGTGCTGAGG